AGGTTGATTGTAAAGGTAATAAGGAGGATGAGGAGGGTTTAAATCCTCATACAATCCTTATAGACCTTTGCCATACCTCTTATCGAGGACCTACTCCCCCTACCCCGGTTTACTGGGATAGGGAAAGAGGGGTTTATGGTTCCCAAAATTGAATCTTCCGGAGGGCTTTAAGCCCCCAATTAGGTTTATACCTAATCTTGCATCCGCAAGGACACCATTTTAAAATATACTATGAAAAATTCATTCCATAATACAAAATTTAATTTGGCGTCTCAGAGCAGATCACAAGTCTGGAATGACAACCTTAAGGAGCGTATGATTACGCTCACTAAAGTTATTAATTCAAAATTGAAAACTATAAACGGTCTGGTCTTTAGAAATAAGGGCCGCGGATTAATCTCCACAATACTATGTATTGTGAGAGGTGTCCGCCCTCGTTCATCCAAATCTGTTGTGAAACAGGTATCTTTGTTTAGCTTTCGATGTTATCGAATAGCTAAGCATAGTGGTTTAAAGGGTCTAGTTTTATATTTAAAAGCTTGCCAGGTGCTACTACAGCAATGTGTAGCAGGTTATCGAGTAGTTGACCTTTCGGAACTTAAAGTGCGTCCCTCTCGTAACAGAGCGGGAGTGCCTTTAATTATTCCGGCAGGGGTTAGAGTTTTGATATCTAGAGATAGAGATATCCCTAGTATTAAACTCTGGATGACTTTGTTGGGTCTTTATCGGATTCTAGAGTTTAAGGGAAAATTATCCTTAAATACTATTACCGATAGTGGTCCTAACATTGATCCTTTTATACCAGTTTGAGAAAAGTTCTTACGAACTAAATTCAAACCACAACTACAAAAACTAATTAAGTTCCCTGAATTATCAGGACCTAAATTGTTTCCTATTCTAAAGTCTGGCCCTACGGCCATGACCTTAGATGATCCACCTGGGACTTCATATACAAATTCTTCTGTTAGAGCTTTAGTAATTGCTGCCCGGGTTTGACTTAGAAAGTCACCTGACAATCAATTATTGGAGGCTCTAAAGCGTTTTCTCCCTCAAATTCGGGATTCATCTACCTTCTTATCAAGGCTTCAGACTGTTGCCATGGTGTCAAATGAATCTATTGATCAATTTGACTTCTCAGGACTCTCCCTTGGTGCTACCAGATATAAACTGGAGCCCGCTGGTAAAGTTCGAGTATTCGCCATGGTTGACGCCTGAACCCAATGATTACTCCACCCTTTGCATATATGACTCTTTAAGTTATTAAGAGCTATACCTCAGGATGGAACCTTTGATCAGATGAATCCGATAGTCCGCCTACAATCGAAGTGAGGAGATAGACCTAAAGGTCTGTTTGCTTCAATCGATCTTAGTGCAGCTACCGACAGACTCCCCATTTCTCTCCAAGTTAGCGTACTCAAGGTGTTACTGGAAGATCTAGTTCCCGACTCTCAACAATTTGCTGAGTCGTGAAAAGATCTTTTAGTACTTAGGAAGTACTCTACAGGTTTGACTCCAAAGAGAAGTTCACAATCGGAATTTACCATTCCTGGTAATATTCCTAAATATGTTACTTACTCTGTTGGGCAACCCATGGGAGCACTCTCTTCCTGAGCTATGCTAGCAATTACTCACCATGCTATGATGCAATTTTCTGCATCAGAATGTGGTAGTAAAGGATGATTTGAGGATTATGCCGTTTTGGGAGATGATGGCGTTATTCGAGGATCTAATCCTACTTTAAGATATCGTCAATTGCTCCACGAAATTGGAGTAAAAGCTGGATTAGCTAAATCTATTCTTTCTAAGAATAAATTTGTTATTGAATTTGCGAAGAAATTCTTCGTGGATAAAGTAACTGCTAATATGCTTCCTTTTAAAGAGAGTATAGCAACTCGTTGCTCTACTTCTTTGTTGGTTGAGTTTATCCGGAAGTATGATTTATCCTTGAATGCAATTCTATCGTTTGTAGGATATGGGTACAAATCTAAGATTAGAGTCTATAAGACTTTATTATTTAGATTACCGACCAGACTTAGAGTACTGTTAGTATGATTTTCTCATCCTAGTAGTCCTTTAGGTAAGTCTTCATATAGAGAGTGGTTACTTCAAAAATCCTGAACTGAAGGATTTAAACCTTCAGATTCAGCCATTAATAAAGTTTCCTCAATCCTTGCTAAAAAGAATAACGAAAAGTTTAATTCTATTTATAAGGATTTCCTCTCTTATATACAAGACTTGGAGGGTACGTCTAAAAAATTAGATTCGGTTACCCCAATTCCTATTATTTCGATGGCTTCCCTCAATGGTTCAGATGGCGCTACGGTTACAACTAATGTACCCTGAAACGCTGTACTGAGCCCTGAACTTCACTCTTCTGATATTGATTACGATTATTTATCAGCTTGGAATGAAGGAGGGATGTCCAACCATGGGTACCGGTTTCAGAAACTTAAAGATCTGAAGATCGGTATTGATGTTTGGAAATTGCATGATGAGTTCTTATCTGAAATGTCCAACATTAGAGTCCCTCCGGTATTAGATACCATGGGAAACCTGATTGTTGAACGTGCAGATGTATTATCTCTTCAATGCGCCACTTATTTCGCTTTAGATGATTTGAAGGCTAAAGTACCGGAAGAATTCTGAAAAGAATCTCGGGTATCAGAGAGACCTTTTAGAGACTTCCTGTCAGTTTATAAATATTGACAAGAGGCCACTAAACCATTATGATCTGAGTTCTATGGTAAAGATTTATCTTTACCAGAGAAACCTCAGATACCAAAGATTGAACGAGGTGACAACATAGAAGGGTTGGTCAACCATCCATCTCCCTCGGGAAGTATTCTTAACTTCCCATGGGTAGATTTCATTGTTATAAGTGTCCTAACATTTTTAATATTAGAATACTTATATGGCAGCCCGTCCAGCGGTTATCTGGTG